ACAAAGATTAGTTGGTTCAGATAAGATCCCAATTCCTAATAAGCACGCAACCGATGAAGATTGGAATGATGTTTATGAAAAACTGGGTAGACCCAAAACTCCGGGAGAATATAAATATGATATTCCGGAAAATGCTAATGTCGATAAAGCATCATTAAATAATTTTTCAGACCAGGCGCATAAGCTAGGATTACTTCCTACGCAAGCTAATGGTATGGTTAAATTTTATAATGAAATGGTCTCACAAAGCATAAAGGATGCAGATACAAAAGCGTTAGTTTCCAGAGAAAATAGTACCAAAGAATTAAAACAAGAATGGGGACAGGCGTATGATAGCAAGTTATCAAAAGCGGGTACTCTTGCAAAATCTATTGTTGATAAAAAATTATTAGCAGCACCTATGGCGGATGGAACTATGTTAGGAGATCATCCTCTTATGATTAGAGCCTTTGCTATGTTATCGGATAAAATGGGAGAAGATAATATTGTTCAAGCATCGGGTCCAGCTTATCTAACACCATCACAAATAGATAAACAAATTGGAGAATTACAACAACCAGGTTCAGCGTATTGGGAAAAACGTCATCCTAATCACGATGCTGCGGTACAAGAAGTACAAACATTACTTCAAAAGAAAAATAATGAAGAGGTTGTTTAAAGATTTTGCTTTACGAGATAAGAAAAATCAAGTATAGCAAATATAACTAGGATAATCGCAAGACCCTAGTTGGCATTGGGAAAGACCAACATCGACAAGATGTAAAATTGAGGAAGATCCATAAAGGATAATCAACCGATTATTTGTTTAACAATAAACACAACAATAAGGAGTCTGGCTTATGTCAAGTCAAATAACTACCAGTTTTGTTGAACAGTATTCGGCAAACGTGTCGTTACTGGCGCAGCAAACTGGAACAAAGCTACGAAACGCTGTTGATGTGGAAAACGTAAGAGGCAAATCCGCGTTCTTCGATCAAATCGGAGTAACTGCTGCTCAAGTAAGAACGAGCAGACACGCAGATACACCTCAAATCGACACTCCACACTCAAGACGTAGAGTATCTTTGGCAACTTATGAGTGGGCGGATCTTGTAGACGATGCGGATAAGGTAAGAATGCTTATCGATCCAACATCGACTTATGCGAGAGCTGCTGCTGGCGCTATGAACAGATCTATTGATGACGTAATTATTACGGCTATGAATGCTTCTGCAAATACTGGCGTGGCAGGTGGCACATCCACTGCTCTACCAAGCAGTCAAAAGACAGCTACGAGTGACCAGGGTGACGGTTTATCAGTAGCTAAATTGCGATCTGCTAAATACATCTTGGATAACAACGATATTGATCCTTCTTTGAAGAGATTTTTAGTTTGTGGTCCAAAACAAATTCAAGACTTACTTGCAATAACGGAAGTTACTTCAAGTGATTATGCCGTAGTGAAAGCATTAGCTACCGGTACGATCAATAGTTTTATGGGTTTTGAGTTTATAATGTCAACAAGACTGAACAAAGACGCTACATATACAACTGATAGATTGGTTTTTGCATTTACAGAAGATGCAATCAAACTAGCTATGGGTAAAGATGTATCGGCAAAAATTTCAGAACGTGCCGACAAATCGTACAGTACACAAGTGTATTATTCGATGGATCTCGGAGCAACACGTATGGAAGAAGAAAAAGTTGTTCAGATACCTTGCAACGAGTAATAGGAATAGGAGATAAAATAACATGGGAACAAAAAACTCAGATCTAGTAGCAAATTTTGAAGCTACGCCTCAAGTTCTTACCAACTCTGCGCTTTTACACGGAGTAGTTCGTGTAGCACAAGGTACAATAGAACTTGCAGCAGGAGATAGTAATGATAACGATGTTGTTATGCTAGCACCAATTCCAAGTAATGCTACGATTTCACAATTATATGTGGGATCAGACACATTCGGGGGTTCGTGTACATTCAATGTTGGAATCTACAAATCTGATGGCACAGTAAAAGACGAAGATTATTTCGCAACTGCGGTAGCTGATGCTGGCGCAATGGCGGATGTTCGTTTTGAAGTTGCTGCCATCGATACTGCTGGAACACAACTGTATACGTCTGCTGGCGACAGCACAGATCCAGGAGGTTTCTACTATATTGCAGCTACAATGTTTGCAGAAGGTGGAACTGCTGGTACGATGTCGTTTAACATTCTGTACACAGTAAACTAAACACTAAACAGATTAGGCGGGATATTTCTCCCGCCTTCTCTCTCATCTTGACTAATTTGGTAAGAAATAATAAGGAATAGTATGGCTTCCGTAGTAGAAATTTGTAATTCAGCATTAAATCAATTAGGCGCAAGCGCCATAACATCATTAACAGAAAATAATAAAAACGCTCGATTATGTAATTCCAGATATTCCACAGTAAGAGATGCGGTTTTCAGATCTCATCCCTGGAATAGCACAGTCAAACGACAAACTTTAGCAGCTGATACTGCTACTCCCGATTGGGGATATACCTATCAATTTACTTTACCGGCGGATTGTTTAAGGGTTTTAAGTATTGATGGTTACGATAGTAATTATAAAATTGAAGGAAGAAAACTTTTAATTAAATCTTCTTCTGTTAAGCTGGTCTATGTTTCGCAAGTAACCGATCCAAACGAAATGGATGTGTTATTAAGGGAAACGATTTCAGCAGGTTTAGCATCAGATATGGCTTATGCCATTACTGCCAATTTACAAACCGCTAAACTTTTTAATGAAAAATATATATTAAAATTATCCGAAGCTAGACATACTAACGCTAGTGAAGGTTATAATACGGACCCTTCCTTGGGTCCAGCAGACCAAATCATAGCAGAAGATTTTTTAAATAGTAGATTATAATATGGGAAAACAATTATTAGCTGTACCTAGCTTTACGGCTGGGGAGCTGTCTCCTCGTATGGAAGGCAGAACCGATTTTGCAAAATATTTTAATGGATGTACGATCCTAGAAAATTTTGTTGTATTACCACACGGACCCGTAACTAGACGACCAGGTACGTATCACGTGTCCCAAGTCAAAACAAGCGCCAACTCCACAAGACTCATTCCATTTGAATTTTCAACAACCCAAACTTATATGTTAGAGTTTGGAAATTTATATATTCGTTTCTTTAAAGATAACGGTCAAATCACAGAAGGCGATAAAACCATAACCGCCATTACCCAAGCCGATCCGGCTGTGGTTACTTCTAATTCTCACGGCTATACCAATGGAGATTTTGTTATTATTTCTAGTGTAGTGGGTATGACAGAAGTTAATGGCAGAACTTATAAAGTTGCAGATAAAACTACTAATACTTTTGAACTGCAAGACGTTGATGGAAACGATATTGATTCATCCGGCTATACTGCTTACTCTTCTGCTGGAACCGCAAATAAAATTTATCAAATCACAACCAGTTATACTTCGGCGCAACTTTTTGACTTAAAATTTGCTCAATCCGCAGACACAATGTATATCTGTCACAATTCCCACGAAGTTTCAAAATTAGAAAGAACCGGACATACATCCTGGACATTATCGGAGATAGAGTTTACCGATGGTCCCTATTTAGATGTAAACACAACAACGGTTACGATGACACCATCTCACACCAGCGGAGATGATCGAACGATTACCGCTTCCGGAGCAACATTCGCATCTACCGATGTTGGAAGATTAATTAATTTTAGTGCTGGCTATGCCAAAATTATTACCTATACCAGCACAACGGTTGTTAAAGCAGATATTAAAGATGATTTTGATGGCACCAGCGCAGTAACAGCCTGGAAGCTAGGAGCCTTTAGTGATACCACGGGTCATCCTTCTTGCGTTTCCTTTTTTGAACAAAGATTAGTTTTTGCAGCGCCAACCGATAAACCACAAACATTATATTTTTCAAAGTCTGGAGATTATGAAAATATGACTTCCGGATCTGATGATGCAGATGCTATGGTTTATACAATCGCGTCAAATCAAGTTAATGTTATTAAAGCATTAAAAGCAACTCGAACTTTAATTGTAATGACAACGGGTGGAGAGTATGCGGTTTCTTCGGGATCTACCCAGGATGCTATTACTCCAACCAATATTAATATTCGTAAACAATCGAATTATGGAAGTGCAGGAGTCGATGCGCTGTCGATTGGCAATGCTACTTTATTTTTGCAGCGAGCAAAAAGAAAGGTAAGAGAGCTAGCATATAACTTTGATACAGACGGCTATCAAGCTCCCGATATGACGATCTTATCAGAACACATAACGGACTCTGGCGTTGTTCAAATGGATTACCAACAGGAGCCGTATTCAGTAATCTGGTGCGTCAGAACCGATGGAGTGCTAGCCGGTATGACGTACAATCGATTACAAAATGTAGCGGCTTGGCATCGACATATTATAGGAGGTAAATCTGATACAACAAAAAATATTATACAGCAACAAATTAGTTTTACTTCTAATACCACAAACGTCAATACGACAACCAATATTATTACATTAACATCTCACGGATTGTCTACTGGAGATCCCGTTTATTATTATGCGGGTTCAAATTTAATAGGAGGATTAAATAATTCATCCTTGTATTATGTTATTGCTGCAAGCTCTAACACCATCAAACTTGCGACTACATCTACCAATGCCACAGCGGGAACCGCTATCAGTTTAACTTCTGCTCCTGGTTCCGATACGACACAATATTTTTATCAAGGCGTTAATATTCAAACCGATATAATCTACTCTGCTGCACACGGTTTCCAAACAGGCGATTTCATTTATTATGATAATACTGGAACTACGATTGGTGGATTAGCAGAGAATACAAAATATTTTATAGGTAAAGTTGATGATAACCAGTTTCAAATTTATTCTAATAAAAGTTTAGGCACACTTGTTAATCTTACTTCTGCTCATACATCCGAACAGACGGATAATATTTTAACTAATGCTAAAGTAGAAAGTGTTGCAATTATCACAACAGAAAATGAAGAAGATCAAGTATGGCTTATTGTTCAACGATGGATTAATGGAGCGGTCAGACGATATGTTGAATATTTTACTCCTTTTGATTTTAGTAAGGATTTAACTCAATTTCATTATTTAGATTCTGGATTAGCTTATAATGGAGATTTAACTACCAGCTTATCGGGTTTATCTCATTTGGAAGCTGAACAGGTTGCGGTCATTGGAGAAGGTGCAGCTCAAAATGCTAAAACAGTTTCGAGCGGAGCCATTACGATTGATACCGCTGTTGAAGAAGCAAGAATTGGATTAAATTATTCATCAGATCTACAAACGATGAGACTGGATGAAGGCTACACAGAAACGACACAAACTAAAACAAAACGTATTTATGATTTATCGGTACGTTTTCACGAAACGGTGGGAGCAAGTGTTGGACCCAACGTAGATAATTTAACAGCAATCGAATTTAGAGACAGTTCAGCAAGTATGGATTTACCCGTTCCGCTGTTTACTGGAGATAAATTTATTGAATTTGATTCTGATTTTGGAACCGAAGGATTAGTTTACATTCAGCAACCCCAGGCATTACCAATGACTATTCTAGGAATTTATCCTAGATTGGAGACAGAGAGTGTCTAACATAAAGATTATACCTTTTGAAAATAAACACGC